CCGCGACACCGCGCTTGAGAATGTCGAGCTTATCGAGCGGCGCAGCGCGGAGTGGGAAGGCGAGCGGCAGAAAGCCGCCAAGGCGCTGGAAAAGGAATTACACGCAGTCACCAAGGCTGTCGCTGTCCTTGAGGATCAGGCGGGCCGCGCCGATAGCAAATTCGACGGAGCCGAGACGGAATTGCGCGCGTTGGAGAAAGAGCTAGACCGCGCCGAGCAAGAAGCCCGCGCGGCCGCAAACCAGATGGCCGATGCAAAGGCGAACAAGCGTCAGTACGAAGAGCTTGCCGCGCGGTTGGAAAAGGAAAAGGGCGGGCTGGTGTTCACCGAGGAATGTCCACACTGCCGCCAGCCGATGAACAAGCGTCACCTGAAAGAACTCAAGGCGTCTTTGCAGGAAGCAATAGACCAAGCCAGAGCCAAGGCGAAGAAGGCAATCAGTGACCGCCTGCACGACACCCTAGAACATGCCGAAGAGCTAGTCGATCATTGCCGCAACAATCTGCGCAAATTCCGCAAGCAGTCTGATGAGGCGCGGGATGAGTTCGATGCAGTCTATAAGCGCCTGACTGAGAACAAGCAGGCAATCAAATCGCTGACTGCCAGTTTGAAGCAGCGGCAGGAAGAAACAAACCCGTACGAGGATCAATTGCGAGACTTGGCCAAGCGCGTACGCAAGGCCGAGAAGGAACTGCAGGACATGGAAGCCGATCTAGCAGTACTGGAGAAGCGGGCGATCCGCGCTAAGTTTTGGGTAAAGGGGTTCAAGGATGTGCGTCTATTCCTGCTAGATGAATTCCTGAAAGACTTGCAGGCCGGTACCAATGCCCTGCTAGGCGAGCTAGGCTTGATCGACTGGGAAGCGCGCTTTGACATTGAACGCGAGACAAAGACCGGCAAGGCGCGGCGCGGCATTCATGTTGAATTCTTCAAACCCAATGATGACACCCCGCGCCGGTTTGAAAGCTTCTCGGGTGGGGAAGGTCAAAGGCTGCGTCTTGTTTCGGGGCTGGCGCTGTCGGAGTGCTTGCTCAGACATGCGGGCATCGCGCCGAGCTTGGAAATCCTAGACGAGCCGAATAGGCATCTGAGCGCCGCAGGATCGCGAGACCTGTCCGATTACCTAGCCGAGCGCGCTCAAAGGCTGGGCCGCGCGATTTTCCTAACCGATCACCAGCGGATGGCCTCAGCCGCCTTTTCCGGGGGCCTGAGCATCGTTAAGGGCAGGGGCGGGAGCCGGATAGCCCCTGAGGCTTGAAATAATCGGGCAGGGCATCGATTTTAGAGGCGGGCAGCTAGGGCAGGATAGGGAAAATGCGGAAGGCCACTCAGCGGGGCTTAAAAGGGCGGGGAGAGGCACCCCAAAAGGGGCCAAAATCGGTTGCCAGAACCAAGAAGCCGCGCCGCCCGCGCCAGCCGGACAAGATTGACTACTGGGCGGTCGTCAAATCCAAGCCGCGTCAAGAGCGATACGCCGCAAAGCAATTGCTCATGCAGGGGTTCGAGGCTTGGTGCCCGATGCAGCGGGTACCCAATACAAGGTGGCGGCAAGAACCGATGTTTCCGGGCTATCTGTTCTGCCGCATCACAGGGCCATTCTATGCAATCCAAAGCACATACGGCGTCGCCGGGATGATCATGAGCGGCGAAAGACCCAGCCCTGTCCCGAAAAGTGTCATGACCGGATTGAGGAAGTTTGAAAAAGAACAGATGGGAGGCACACTCGAGCAAAGGAAAAGACGCGCCAAGTTTTCCCCAGGTGAGCGCGCTCTTGTGGAATGGGGATATCTCGCCGGGCAACTTGTGATATATGAAAAGCCGACTGCAGCCGACCGCGTTAGAGTGTTGTTGCAGTTCATGGGCAAGCAAGTCGCAGCCGAGCTTAGGCGAGACCAGCTTAAGAAGGTCGAAAATGCCAGCCCATAAAGACAAAGACCGGGGCAAGCCCGGTGCGGTAGCCACCACAGACGCAAAGGAATTCAACAGCGGGGCGGATTTGCTCGCCCACTACAAACACACCCGCTTGCGTCTCATGGGAAGCTTGCAGCAACAGACCGCAACCCCAAAGCAGATCGCAGAGAAGCAATTAGCAGAAATGATGACCCGCCAGCCGAAAAAGCTGCGGGTCTTTTTATTAAGAGCGTCTTTTGGAAAAGAAGGCGACCCGCCGCCGACAGGGAAACAGGGCCATGCGGGAGTAAAGGGCGCGTCGAGGGTGAAGAGGATCATGCAACAGGTGTCATGGAAGTACGGAATTCCAGACCCGATGGTGATCCTCAAGGCCGGAAGAAAAGACCCCTATCCGAGGTGGAGGGGAGAAATGGCGTACGAGATCAGACGCCAAACTCTCCTATCTTATCCGGCGATAGGAAGGATATTCAAAAGAGACCACACCACAATCCTGCATGGTGTGCACAAGTACGCGAAGGAAAACAACCTCCCCTTGCCGGAAGACGCAGAACCGGAAGCGCTGCCAAAGCTGCCGAAGAGCCAAAGAAGGCAGGGGTTGATGGTCAGGGTGTCGCCTATACATCCTAAAAGAGAAAGCAAATAGCGGTCGAATAGATATCGGGTTTGAAATTTTCAAACCGGTTGAAGCCGCAGGCATAGACGCCAGAGTAGTCTAATAGCGCGTATGGAAGAGGAATGCGTGATATGAGCAGCAAGAATGCATTGGCGGGCAGAGTGCGGATAACACCAGCACCCCTAGCGATCAAAGAGAAGGCGGAAACAAATCCGTCTAATCCATTCTACCCCGGTCATAAGAAGATGGGCGGGCGGAAGAAGGGACAGCGCAATAAGCTGACGACGCTTATCAAGGATGCGATCGTCAAGGCTGCCGAATTGGAAGGACAAGACGGCAAGGGAAAAGACGGCATGGTCGGCTATATGCGAAAGCTGGCGCGCAATGAGCCAAAGACATTCGCGGGCTTGCTGGGTCGCGCTCTGCCGTTCCATCTGATTTCACACCAGACCAATGATGCGGACAGGTTCGAAAGCAAGGAAGAATTGCTTGAAGAGCTTGAGCGTCGGGGTCTTCCTATCAAGCTGTTGCGGTGAAGTGTGATGGCTGGTGGGAAACAATTTCAATATCCCCCTGAAGTGCGCGCGACAGTGTTGCGTTCATTCGAGGCGGGAGACAGCGCGGCGCAAACAGCGTGGGCGCTCTGGAATGAACACAGACTGCACATGACCCGGTCTGCTGTCTGTGGCATGCGCTATCGGATGGGTTTGAAAAGCCGCGACAACGCCAAGCAGCAACAGCGCCTTGCCAAGCGTACGCGGGTACCTTCGGAGAAGAAAGAGCGCAAGAAGCGCAAGCGTACTTATGTCTCCATCACCCAGGTGCGGGCGAAGAAAGAGCGCCAGTCTTTCCCCGGGTATGAGCCTTCTTTCCAGTCTGGTGACCCTCTTCCCGAATTCCTTGCCGCTCATGACGCAGAGCGCAAGCAGGATGACACCAAGTCTCTTGTCGACCTCAAGGACCTCGAGTGTAAGTGGCCTATCGAGATTGCGGGGGAGCTTCGCTTTTGTGGCAATGCGGTGTCCGCGAAGACTTCCTATTGCCCGCATCACAATCACACTTCGAAATCCGCTAACGCCCCGATGCGACCCGATGATGGGCGGCGTCACAATGGATTTCATCAAAAAGGCTTGCAGCGGTACACTGTAAGTCGGAGCTTCATCAACAAATGAGCAACCGCATTCGCGTGGGCAAGGATGTCCTACGCGAACATATGCTAGAGCACAGTGAGTACTCGGAAGAGGATGCGCTGTTGGTGCAGCGTCTATGGGCGCTGGAAGCTCGTGATGACTTTTGGGCCTATCGCCGCTTCATGGACCCGCAGCTTAAGCGGGGCTGGTTTGTGCGACATGCGAGCCGCAGACTGCAGCGCTTCTATAAGCGCATGGTCGCGGGTGAGCGCCCGGTGTTGGTCATCACAGCGCCGCCGCAGCATGGCAAGAGCCGCATCGCGACAGACTTTGTGTCATGGCTTGCAGGCAAGGCCCCGGCAGCAAAGACGCTCTATGGCTCGTACTCGGATCGATTGGGTCGCCGCGCTAACCTCACACTGCAGCGCATCATGGACACCGACCGCTACAAGCTGGTGTTTCCTGAAACATCATTGGCGCAGTACAAGCTGCACAATGCGGCGCAGAGCCAACAACTCGGCAGACCGCAGCGCAATCTCTACCACCTCGAATGGGTGGGGCAGCAAGGCAGTTTCCAGAACACCACGGTCGGTGGTCAGGTGACTGGTATGGGATTGGACTTTGGCCTGCTAGATGATCCGATCAAGGGCCGTCTTGAGGCGATGTCAAAGAAGGTACGCGATAACGTATGGGATTGGCTGACCGACGACTTCTTCACCCGCTTTTCCGAGAATGCGGGTCTTTTGCTTGTCGTCACACGCTGGCATATTGATGATCCAGTGGGCCGGTTCAAAGAGCGCTTCCCCGAGGTGGAGGTGTTGCGCTATCCGGCCATCGCGACAAAGGACAGCCGGTACCGCGACAAGGGTGAAGCTCTATTCCCCGAACACAAGAGCTTAGACTTCCTGCTACAGCGCAAGCGCGCGATGACCCAAGCATCATGGGAAAGCCTCTATCAGCAAAATCCGATCGTGGTCGGTGGCGGCATCTTCCCTGTCGAGCAGTTCACGATTGTTGGTCAGATGCCCAGTCGCGACCAGATCAAGCGCACAGTGCGGTACTGGGATAAAGCAGGATCGCAGGACAAGGGTGCTTACACTTGCGGCGTACGCATGCATGAGCTTCAATCGGGTCGCGTCATTATCTCGGATGTGGTGCGCGGTCAGTGGTCTTACAGTCAGCGTGAAGCGCGCATCAAGCAGGTCGCTGATTTAGACTCGCAGATGTTTGGCCTCAACATTGAAATCCATGTTGAGCAAGAGCCGGGCAGCGGCGGCAAGGAAAGCGCCGAGCGTACTATCCAAAATCTGCGGGGCTACAGCGCGTACGCAGATCGGGTGACAGGCGACAAAGAGACGCGCGCCGAACCCTATGCCGCACAGGTGCAAGTCGGCAATGTCGATTTGTTGCGCGGCCCTTGGAACCAAGACTTTGTTGATGAGCATGAGACGTTCCCGACCGGCAAGTACAAAGACCAGGTAGACGCAGCCGCGGGTGCATTCTCCAAACTCATCATCACTGGCTCTTCATACGACGATAGCTACGGCTGGGTCGAATAATCGACCCCCATCCTTCAAAGGATAACACCCGATGAGCGAACGCATCCGCGTACCCGGACCTGTCATGCAAATGCGTGTGGTCAATGACAGTCTGGCCAATCTTGTTTCAGGCATGGGTACGGCCCGTGACAAGACCATGCACACAATGTTCGCCTTGGACGCGCTCCAACGCGATCAACTTGAGAATGCCTATCGAGGTGACTGGATCGCCCGCAAGGTGGTTGACATTCCTGCGCAGGATGCGACGCGCGAGTGGCGCAACTGGCAGGCGGATAGCAATGACATCACCGCACTCGAGGGGCTGGAGAAAATATTTTCGATCCAGAACAAGGTCAAGCGTCTGTTGCAGAAAGCGCGTCTGTATGGCGGCGCTGCGCTTATCCTCGGTGTGGATCAGGGGAAGATGGACGAAGCCTTGGACCTGACCAAGATCAAAAAGGGGCAATTGAAGTTTGTGCATGTGGTGTCGCGCTATGACGTCACCGCAGGCCCCATTGATGGCGATATCATGTCGCCCTTCTATGGTGAACCGCAGTACTATGACCGCATGTCGGCAGGTACTGGCAATCTGTTCCGCATTCATCCGAGCCGGGTGGTGCGGATTGTCGGCATGGAAGCGCCCGACCCGCTGCGCGTCGATGGCTGGGGTGACAGTGTTCTGCAGTCGGTGCAGGATGCGGTGAAGAGCGCGGGCAGCGTCACCCAGTCTGTTGCGCATCTTGTGCAGGAAAGCCAAACTGACATTCTGCGCATCCCCAACCTGACCAAGAACATGTCGACGCAGGAAGGCGCAGACCGCCTGCTTAAACGCTTTGCCTATGCGGCGGAAATGAAGTCGCTCTACAAGATGTTGCTGCTCGACAAAGACGAGGAATGGCAGCGCCTTGAAGCGAACTTCAGCGGCATGCCAGATTTGCTCAAGATGTACTTGCTCATTGCGTCTGGTGCGGCGGACATCCCGGCAACCCGCATGTTGTCGCAGTCGCCATCGGGTTTGAGCGCGACAGGCGAAAGCGACATCCGCAATTATTACGACAAGGTCGCTTCCGATCAAAAGAATGAATTGCAACCTGCCCTTGCTCGACTGGACGAAGTACTGATCCGGTCTGCATTGGGCGTCTACCCGGAAGATATTTTCTATCTCTGGAATTCGCTCTGGCAGCTTGACGACACCGGTCGCGCTGACCTCGCCCATAAGAAGGCGCAGACATTCCAGATTGACGCACAGGCTGGTCTTATCGATCAGGCAGTACTCAAGCGCGCACGCGAGAACCAACTCATCGAGGATGGTACCTATCCGGGGTTGGAAGGCATCATTGAAGAGGAAGAGCTTTTCGGTGCGGAAGAAGATGAAGTACTGGCGCTGCCGCCACCCGACAAGCAGGAAGAGCTTGCCGAGAACATCCTGAGCGCAGACGCCAAAGCCCGCATCAAGCAAGCCTTCTTCCGCCGCAACCGCATCAAGCGTGATCGCATGAAGCGGTCTAAGATGCTGTCCGACGCGAAGTTCGCTTCGCTGTATGTCAGCCGCAAGGTACTGAATGCGGACGAGATCATCAAGCACTTCAAGGGTCAGGGCTTCAAGACCACGATGCCCGCCGACCAGCTTCATGTCACCATCGTCTATTCGCGCGAAATGGTCGAATGGACAAAGGTGGGCGATGCAGACTGGGGTCAGGATGAGAAGGGGCAGATCAGGATTGCCCCCGGTGGGATGCGCTGCATGGCGCTCTTCGGACCCGACAATGATGTGGTGGTGCTGCAGTTCAATTCCAGCAATCTTGCGTACCGCCATCAGCAAATCTATCGCGAGACTGAGGGGTCGTGGGATTGGGGCGATTACCAGCCGCACATCACCATCACACTGAAAGGCCCCAAGGACCTCAGCAAGGTCGAGCCGTGGCAGGGTGAAATCATCCTCGGCCCCGAAATCTTTGCCGAGGTCAAGGAAGACGCGATGCGGTCTGTCAAGGAAGACCACAAGGTACTCTAAGATGGTCGACAAGAAAAAAGACTTCCTGCAAGAAGTACTCTTGCGTCAGCGTGAGCACATCATTGAAGCCGGTCGCAAGATCATGAATGATCACACTCCGGCAGCCCGTTGCGTGCTTGCGGATATGGCGCGTCTTTATCCTGAGCATGCGATGCTGTTTTCATGGGAGCGGCGCATGCTTCCCATCACCGAAGAGACGCGCCGAAGGATTGAGCAATGAAGCCCGAACAAGCTCAAACCCAAGTCGGGTACGTTATTGCGGCGATAAGCGTCATCATGGCGCTGGCCATCGCTGGCGCTTTCACCAAGGTGTGGCTGGCATGCTCTGACAAGCCCATGGTCGTCAAGGCGCTGACTGGCTCCTATGGTTGGGACGTGTTCTGCCAATGATGCGACATGCCAAAGCGGTGCAGACCATCTGTGCCTGCGATGCGAAGGCAAAGACCTCTGACCCGACAGGGACAGGGGACATTCGCCGTCGCTACAAGTCGGCTGTTGAAATGCGCTGGCGCAAGATGCGCGCTCAACTGCGCATGTGTGTGGTCGATCAGGATTTCCTAGGATTAGACGGCCGCATTCAAACGCCGCTGTCCATCGCCATGCAGGCGATGCCGCAGGATAGCAAGCTTGTGGCTTTCCAGAACTGGCTTGATAAGACGCTGTCCGATGTCGTACTGGAAACAGACACCGCCTATCTAGACGCTGGCATTGCGATGGCTTACAATCGCGCGGTTGCTCGTTCGCTGCGATTGGCCAAGGTCTATAACAAGCCGCCGCAACAGCAAGCGAACACACACACATTGCAGCAGTTCGCTTTGACGGAAATGCAGGGTATCTGCGAGGCCGTCTCACAACAGATTGTGCGGACAGCGGCGAATGGCATCCTAGACGCTGTTCGCCCCGTTGAGGTGTTCAATGCTGCGGCTGCCGTCATCGATAAGATTGGCATCACCCGCAGTCGCGCCCTGATTGAGACGATAATCGTCAAGGCGCATAACACCGGCTCACTGGATACCTTTGAAGCCAATGGCGTCAATAAGGTGTCGCCAGTACCGGAGAGCTTGCCGGGCTTGAAGCGTGACGCAGCCTTTGTCCGCGATGCAAAGCGGAAGACTGGCGCGGGCAGCAAGTCCAGCCGAACCAAAACGCCAAGCAAGAGTACGATAGCGCGCATTCGGAGAGAACAGCGTGAGCTTGAGCGGCGATTGTCTGAGGTAGAAATCCTCACGGCGGGCGACAATGAGGTCTGCCCGGTCTGCGAGGCGATAGCGGAAAACGGCCCATACAGTATCAACACGGCGCGGTCTCTTATCCCCGCGCACCCCAATTGCAGATGCGCTTGGGTACCAGCGGATGATGATCGGTTCGCGCCGATCATAGAGAAAGAAGATGACGATTGAAGACCCCAAAGACCCGCAGAAAGAAATGCGCGATGCGAAGCGCATCATCTATGCAACACTGGTGTTCGTGATAGCGATCATCGTACTCGGAAATTGGATCAGATAAAATGCCCATGCAGACCCCACACTTCGGACACAAGCCTATCAAGATGCGTCGTGTATCGCGGGCAACAGAGGTGCGGGGTCTCGGGGACTTTTACTGGTTCATTGCACACCCATCCGGCAATCGGTCTCTTGTGGTCGCTATTCCCCACAAGTCGCCATCCGGGTGGGTGATGTCCGAGTGGTCTATCAATTGGAAGAACGGCAGCAATGCCGAATGGAACTGGAACCAAGACGAGGACAATCCGACCTTAAAGCCTTCCCTGCATGCTGTCGGCATGTGGCACGGCTGGGTACGGAATGGATTTTTGGTGGAAGCATGAACGAGCGCATCTGGTGTTTTGACGATAGCCATCATTGGGGCCGCGAGCTTGCGGCAACAGCGCAGCGCCGCGCGTACGATGTGCATATGTTTGACAGCGCGGGGCAGCCCGACTACGGCTACCTCTTCATGCACATGCACCACCACCCGAATGTGCGCGCCATTCATAAGCGGATGATGCAGCACTTCGCCACCAAGCCGGAATTGACTTGCGTACCGGATTATCGCTCGTCTGTTCTGTACGATGACAAGCTGGAGCAGTTGCGCAGCTTCGCCCGGTGGATGCCAAAGACGCGAGTGTTTCGCTCGCCTTCCGCAGCGCGCCGGTTCATTGATGAAGGGCCGCAGTTCCCCTTTATCAGCAAGACCAGCGAAGGTGCGGGGTCTCATAACGTGCGTCTTATCCGCACAGTCGATGAAGCGCGTCGCGAGGTCAAGCTGGCCTTCTCTGACCTCGGCATCAAGTGCCGGTACGAACAGCGCCAGCACGGCTATCTCTACTGGCAGGAACTGGTGGAAGGCAACAAGTACGATTTGCGCATCATATCCTGCGGCAAGCAGCGTCTTATCCTCAAGCGCTTCAATCGGCAGGATGTGCCTTTCGCTTCCGGCAGCGGCAAGTTTGAAGCCATCAAGGAATTGGACGGCGAGACTGCATCCGCCCTGAATTATGCTGACTGCTTCTTCAATGAAGAGCGTCAGCCTTGGTGCGGCATCGACCTTGTCCACGATGACAAGGGCAAGTGGTATCTGCTTGAGACTACAGTCGGTTGGAAGATGTCCGGCTATTTCGACTGCCGCTTCTTCCCCGATGGCCGCAATGGCAAACAGTTTTGGGATGTTTTCCTTGACGAGCTTGAGCAAGGGGCTTTCCGATGACGGAGCAAAAGCAGACCTCCATCGAGGAAATGGTACTGCGCATTCAGCAAGTCAGAGTGCAGGCCCATTACCTCGCGCTGGCCAACCCGATCGGGTTCCTAGTCTTGATGGGATGCAGCTTCGCAGAATATGACCGCAAGCTTGCGGAGCTTGAGGCATCTTTGTCCAAGCTCAGAGATCGGGTCGAAGCATGATCACCGCAGAACATCTGGTCGAGCTTGAGCGCAAGTACTCGGAAGGCAAGGTGACGCTCAATCTGCCGATGTGGCAGAAGTCACCCAATGACACACACCCCATTCCACGCCACGTCTTTGACGGGCACCGCATGCGCTCTGACGGCGATCCACGCGCACACGGGTACGCAAAGGGATACGCCGAGGGTCTGAAAGATGTGGACGTTCGTGTTATTGTGGAGCTTGGCATCCTCCGTGGAATTGGGTTGGCGATGTGGTGTGAAGCTTTCCCGAATGCGAGGGTCATCGGTCTGGACTGGGACCTCACGTCTTACAAAGGCAATCTTGCTGCGCTCGAAGCGCGCGGGGCGTTCGCTAAAAACAAACCTGAGGTCTATCGCTTTGATGAGACCACCGACTACGTTCGGAATGAGTTAGGCGCGCTGTTAGAAGGGGATAGCATCGACGTCTTTATTGATGACGCGATCCATTACCCCGACATCAACTGCGCGGTGTTCGATGCAGTCTCGCCTCACATGAGTGGGGGCGGCGTCTATTTCATCGAGGACACAAAGGGGTTAGCGCCTGTGATGCGCAAGAAGTTCCCTAATGTCCCGCTGAAACAAGACGGGCTGCTGGTCACGGTCAAGTTTTAGGGTTGGGGATTTAGATGCTGCATATCGTACTATGGAAATGGAAGCAGGCGGGTTACCGCGAGGCTTACACTTCGAAGCACGTCAACGTCATGGCGGCAATGATCCGCCGCAATCTGACAATCCCGCATCGCATCATCTGCGTCACGGATGATGGGTATGGGATTTCGCCGCGTGTGGAAGTGCATCCGCTCTGGAATGATTTTTACGATATGCAGTCTGTGATGGGTACAGGGATGCCATCCTGCTATCGGCGTCTCAAGCTGTTCGATCCTGACACGCAGCGGGATATGGGCATTCGCAATGGTGACCGGGTGTGCTGGATCGACCTGGACGCTGTTGTTGTCGCCAATCTCGACAAGATGCTATCGCGACCGGACACCTTCCTAGGCTGGTCTGTTCGGGGCACCTATCATCTGCGGGTGTTCAATGGGTCTATGACGATGTTTACGGCAGGTGAGCTTGCTTTCATCTGGAGCGAGTTTGATCCTGAAACGTCCCCGGAAAAAGCGAAGAATGCCGGATACCTCGGGAGCGATCAGGGCTGGTTGAGTTATCGCCTCGCCATGAACCCCGAGTACGCCGGATGGACTTGGCCTGTCATCGCGTCTTATCCGCGCGAATTGATGCGCCGCCCCCTTCTCCCGAAAGGTGTCGCCATCGCTTTCTTTCACGGCAAGCGTAAGCCTTGGCACCCGGAAGTCAACAGCGCCACACCGTGGGTGGCGCAGCATTGGAAGGAATAGCCGATGACTGATAAGAAGATTGTGACGGACAGTTTGCAAATGTCCGATCATATCATGATTGATGCCAAGGAAGTCCGCGTGACTGCTGACGGATATCTTGTCAGCAACCCGCGGGTCGCCCGTACTGGCATTCAGCTTTATCGCGGTGACGAGTGTGGTCGCCCCGATATGGCAGTGGTGCGTGTGATGCGTCCGGAGGCGGAAGTCTTCAATAAGGACAGCATGCGTACCTTTGCATTCCGCCCGATCACCGACGACCATCCCAAGGTGCCGGTCACCAGCCGGAACTGGAAGGATCACAGCGTCGGCCAGTCTGGCGGTGAAGTGGCCCGCGACGGAGAATTCATGCGGGTACCGATGGTGGTCATGGACGAAGGCACCATTGGTAAGGTGAAGGCTGGCAAAGCAGAATTGTCAGTCGGCTACACCTGCGACCTCAAGTGGGAAAGCGGGCAAACGGAAGATGGACAAGCATACGACGCGATCCAGACCAACATCCGCGCTAATCATATCGCGGTTGTGAAAGCTGCTCGCGGCGGCGATAAACTTCGGATTGGCGATGTCGGCGATCCGCAGCAACCGTCGGGTACGCCCGACAATCATCAGGAGAAAAAGAAGATGAACGACAAGACCCAGACCCTCATGACCGTCGACGTGGACGGCATCAGCGTGGAAATGTCCGATATCGCAGCGTCGGTGGTGCGCAAGCGCATCGCCACCCTGCAGTCGGAAATCGACGGCCTCAAGGACAAGCTCAAGGGCGTCGACAAGGAGAAAGAGACCGCTAAGGACTCGCTGACCAAGGCCACCGATGATCATAAGAAGGTCATCGAGACCAAGGACGCCGAGATCACCACGCTCAAGAGCCAACTGGAAGACGCCAAGAAGTCGATGTCCCCGGCGGCGCTCGACCAGCTGGTGAAGGATCGCGCCGAGACCATCGGCAAGGCCAAGGCCATCCTCGGTGACAAGCTCGTCGTCGATGGGAAGGACGAGGCCGATATCCGCAAGCAGGTCGTCACCGCGAAGCTGGGTGACGCTGCCAAGGACTGGGGCGCCGACGCGATCAAGGCGAGCTTCCAGACCCTCACCGCCGATGTGAAGGCCGACACCGCCGTGAATGACGGCCGCGCCGCCTTCTCTGCCCCGGCTGGTGGTGGCCAACAGATGACGGACATGGACGCGCTTTATGCCAAGCGCGACCAGGACTTGTCCAAGCGCTGGATGAACGGCGGCACCGCCGCGAAGTAAGTACGGCGGGTCGTTCACCGCTAACACCGGCGGGGTGTTTCCCGCCATCACAAGCAGGATGGAGGCGGCATTAGGCCGCTTCCGCCAATCAATCTCTCTAGGAGAAAATGGAAAATGTCTCCCATTCAGACGACCTACGTGGAGGGGATGCCGAAGGCTGCGGCCGGTCTGGTCAAGTCCTCGGACCACGCGATCCACACTGGTGTGGTCGAAACCACCGATGGTATCGGTTTCGGTCTCCCCGTGGCGCAGGGCGCGGCGGACAACGGCGTGATCGCCGCTGACACGCTGGCCAAGTTCCTCGGTATCTCGGTCCGCGACGTCACGGTCGCTGCCGAGACCGACAAGTACCCGCGCTACGCCAACATGGGCTACCTCAAGCGTGGCCAGATTTGGGTGGTCGCGGGCGCTCAGGTGGTCGCCGGTGATCCGGTGCACTTCAATCCCACCGGCGGCGTGTGGCTCAAGACGGGCCAGCAAGGCCCGATCCCCCGCGCTCGGTACGCCACGAGCGCTGCCATCGGTGAGTTCGTTCTCATCGAGATTGGCTACTAATCTCCTAGGGCCTGCGTGACGCGGCCCTAGGCGATCCCCTCCACACTTCAATTCAAACTCAACACAAGGACGAAAAGAAATGCGTTTTGCTGACGCACAACAGGCCCTTGGCTTCCTGCGGAGCCAGACGGCCTATATCGAGCCGCAGGTTGTCGAGGTCCAGTACCCCGACATCCAGTACCCGGACCTCATTCCCATCGACACCTCGGCGTTCGAGTGGGCGAAGTCTGTGACCTACTTCTCGTCTGACAAGGTCGGTCAGGCGGGCTGGTTCCATCACTATGCGAAGGATGTCCACGTCGCGGACGTCGTTCGCAGCAAGCACGAAGTCGGTATCGAAATGGCCGATATCGGCTATCGCTACACGCTCGAAGAACTCGGGCAGGCGATGATGATCCCCGGCATGAACCTCTCTGCGGAGCGGGCGCTCGCCGCGAAGCGCGCGTACGAGGAGTTCGTGGACAAGATCGCGCTCTACGGTGACGGCGGAAAGAATTTCTCCGGCGTCATCAATTACCCGGGCGTCACCCGCGTCGATGCTCCGGTCACCACCGGCGACACGGGCAATAGCTCGGGTTGGGAGACCAAGACGGCGGACCAGATGTTGGCCGACGTCAATGCGATCCTCTCCGGTGTGTGGATTAACAGCTTGACGGTCGAAATGGCCAACACGCTGTTGCTCCCGCTGCAAGCGCTCAACATTGCGGCGACCAAGCGCATCCCGGACACGGAAATCACCGTGCTGGACTTCATCCTGCGCAAGAACGTCTACACGCTCCAGACGGGCCAGCAACTCATGGTCCGCGGTGTGCGTGGTCTGGAGACTGCCGGTACTGGCAGCACCGGGCGTATGGTGGCTTACCGCCGCGATCCGCAGGTGCTCAAGATGCATATCCCCATGACGCACCGCTTCCTGCCCGTGTGGCAGACCGGTCCGCTCGTGTTCGATGTGCCCGGCATCTTCCGGCTCGGCGGTCTCGAAATTCGGCGTCCGGGCGCTGTCCGCTACATGGACGGCATCCTGACCCCCGAGTACGAATAAGCCAACCGACATCTGCTAGGATGACAAACAAGACCCCTGCCCTAACAAGGGCGGGGGTTCTTCCACATCAAAAAGGGAAACAGGATCAGATGCCAAAGAAAGACGACGACAAGATTTCTATGGTGCGCCTCAAGAATATCGGCATTGGTGATCGCGTCATGTATGACGCACACGGCCGCACGCACACCATCCCGGTCAATTCCGAACGCGACGTGGAGCTTGGCGAAAAGATGATCGCCCGCTTGCGCCGTGCGGAAGCTGCTGGCGATACGATGACGGTCAGCAATTCCACACGCGTGCGCATCAAGGCCCCGCCGACTGGAGAATTCCCGCCGCGTGGTGAGCGCCTGACGGCGGGTCTCGTGCTGGAAAATCAGCGCGACCTCACTTACACCGACTTGCTGCGCCATTCCCGCAAGGTGCTGGGGCAGGACAGCTTGCCGGGGCAGCCTAGCAAGGCTGAAATTCTCTCGGCACTTCAGGATCAGGCCCGCGCGGATGCGGGCGTCACTGAGAAGGAAGGGCGCAAGCGCCCGAACACAGACACCAAGGCCAAGTCTTCGGCGCAGAGCGAAGATAACACCGCCGAAGACGCCGACGATGATGAAGAGGAAGACGCGGACGACAAGAAGAAGCCCGCGAAATCCAAGGCGAAGTCCAAGGCCGGTGTGAGCGATGATGCCGACACCGAAGACGAGGATGACGACGAAGAGGATGCCGAAGACGAAGAAGAAAGCGACGACAAGTAGTCGCGAGATCGCAAGCATGCCCGGCTCACAACCGGGCATGCCCTTCTTATCAGGGGAACAAGATGGCAGTGCAGCAACCCACACTCGAAGAATTCACGACGCGCTTCCCCCAGTTTGAGGGGCAAGACGATCAGATTGAAGCCGCCATTGCGGAAGCGGTCAATGAGATTTCGGAAGCATGGATTGAGGCGGATCAAAAGACTGCCATCATGTACCTGGTCGCTCACATGCTGACTGAGGAAAGCATGGCGGAAGGTTCGGGCGGCGGCGGTGTGGTCGCTTCCGAAAGCTTCGGCCCTATCAGCGTCTCCTATGCTTCGCCTTCGGAAGAGGGTGACGCGCTACTCAACGGCACACTCTACGGGCGGCGCTTCCTAGCGCTGCGTGCTCGTTCTTTCCCCGCGATCGTGGTGGTGTGATATGGGCTGGAGCGCATCAAGGGCAAAGCGTACCTGTCAGCGCCAGATTGAAAAATTTGGTGGGCATGGTGTGCTCGTTCGCGGAACAGCAAAGCGGCCCGTGGCTGTCGCGATCCTAGACTACAGCCCGCGTCAGCAAGACCTGATTATCGCTGGTCTGCGCCGCGCGCTCATTGGCCCCTTTGTCCCCGGTACGACAGACAATCTGCCGCTGCCGCCCAATCATCAAGAGGACCTGCTGGAATTCAATAAGAAGCGTTACCGGATGACAGCGCCAGTGCAAGGGCCGCGTCCCGCAGATGACGCGCTCTTCTATGAGTGCCAAGTTGAATTCGATAGCGACATCTAAGGGACAGCGAACATGATACCGGCAACCTATGACTTCTCAGTCGTGCGGGGTACGGCAGGCCCCACACAGGGCCTTAAGTTTCGCCTCAAGGCGAAGAATGGAGAGACACTGGAAAACATCCCGTTTGAGGATGTGCGTCTTTCCATCTACCAGCGCAAGACGCTGTTGCTTCGCGCCACACTGCAGAATGGCAAGCTTGCCATTAGCGATCCATCGCAAGCAGAAATCCTGTGGTCGCCCAACACAGTCGATACCCGTCTAATTCCGGTCGGAGCCAAAGCCACCTACGAGCTTGAAGTGTGGAATGGCGAAACCGAGATCGTCTACATGATGGGTACTATCACTGGCATCGGCGGCATCAACGACGATCAGGATGGTACCAATTCAGAGGATGACCCGTCATGAGCGACGCAATCGTTGTTGAGACCCTGACCGAGACCGCGGTTGTTGACGTTGATGGCAATCCCGCGCCTGATGTCGTGCAGATTGTCACACCCGGCCCGCCCGGACCTCCCGGCCCGTCTAACGGTGTTGAAGGCCCGGAAGGCCCGCAGGGTCCGCAGGGCAATCCCGGTCCCAAGGGCGACAAGGGCGATCCGGGTAATCCCGGTCTGCAAGGCCCCAAGGGTGATCGCGGTGAGCCGGGCCAGTTGCTGGTCGGTGAAGGCGCTCACATCTACACCGGCAATGGATCGCCGGAAACATCCGCACCCCCGGAAGCCGCGGTCGGTGAAATCTATATCGACCTCGACACTGGCGACTTCTACAAGAAGGAATACGACGACCCGGCTGTTTGGGAGCTTCAAACCAACATCAAGGGGCCGCAGGGCGATCAGGGTCCGCAGGGTGATCCGGGAGCCGATGGCCCGCCCGGCGCAGACGGAGCCGATGGCCTGCAAGGTCCGCAGGGTATCCAAGGCCAGAAAGGCGACCCCGGCCGTACCATCTTCTCGGTGGCTGGCGTTCCGTCTGTCGGTCTCGGTGTCAATGGCGATGTGGCGATCAACAACGTCAACGGCAATCTCTACGACAAGACTGCCGGGGCTTGGGTGTTCCGCATCAGTTTGATCGGCCCGCAGGGTGATCAGGGTCCGCAAGGCGATCCGGGAATTCAAGGACCGCCCGGCGCTGATGGCGCTGATGGGGCACCGGGCGCTGATGGCGCAGATGGAGCCGATGGCGCACAAGGACCGCAGGGCGAACCCGGTGAGCAAGGCTTGCCGGGCCGTACTCTTATTGGCACCGGCGCTCCTATCGCGACTGGCGAATTCGACGGCCAGCTTTATATGGACTTGTCCAACGGGGACATCTGGCAATGGTCTGCTGGTGATACAGACTGGACCAACACCGGAAACAGCCTTCGCGGTCCTCAGGGTCCGCAGGGTGTGCAGGGTGAGCCGGGCAATGATGGAGCGCCCGGTGCTGATGGTGCAGACGGAGCCGATGGCGAGCAAGGCCCCCAAGGTCCGAAGGGGGACAAGGGCGACAAGGGCGACCCCGGCGATCCGGGGGCCGATGGCGAGCAAGGCCCGCCCGGCACAATCCTTAGCGGCTCTGTCGATCCTACGACAGACCCCGGCGTGTTGAATGCGCAATATCTCAACACGACAAGCGGAGACTTGTTCGAGTGGGATGGCGCTGACTGGAACCTCATTGGCAATCTGAAAGGCCCCCAAGGAGATCCGGGAGCCGATGGCGCAGCCGGCGCACCGGGCGCT